CTCAGTTAGGTCAATGTCCACACGCTGTACATAAGCACGGTTTGTAACACCCAGTGCTGAGTAAGCGGCCAACAAGCCGTACTCGTTGAGTTCATAACCATTGATTGGAGTGCCAGTTGTGGTGTTGTAGAAGAATGGCACACCAAATGTGGCTGCCAAATCACGCTGACTAGTGATTAAATATGTTTTGTTTGCGTTGGCAGCAAGTGTGCCGGCTGCTACAGTGATGCCGTCACTGGATACTTTGTTTTGCGCTGTGGCAACCAAAAAGTAAGGAACTGTGTTGACCGCAGAAGGGATATATTGACTCTCGTCAATTACTGTTACTTCTACGCCAGGTGATGTTAAAGCCATAATGGTTTCCTTTTCAAGTTCTAATATTTATTGATGAATGCCAAAAACAGCGGAGTTGAGCGCCCTTTGTCAAAGGTCCACTATAAATACGCCATGCAAAGACCCATTTGTCAGTCATGTCATCAACGTTCGTGTGCTGTAAACTACATCAAAGAAGATGTCACACACTATAGATCAAGATGCGAAAACTGCGCCAGGAAAGGACGAGGACTGCGGCCACGAGATCCTCGTTGGAAATCTGCTGGCTACAAGAAAAAACCCGCATGTGACAAATGCGGGTTCAAGGCCAAACTACCAACACAGTTATTGGTGTTTCATGTTGATGGAAATCTCAACAATCTAGAACAGCGAAATTTAAAAACAGTGTGTCTCAACTGTGTGGAATTGCTGAAAAAGACTGATGTCACTTGGCGGCTGGGTGATCTTGAGCCAGATGTTTGACTTGATGGTACAAGTGATCCAGCGTTCCATTGTTGTCTAAGATTTGATCAAAATCTGTGCCAACCCAACTGTACTCGCTGGCATGGACTCCGATTCGATCTAGCTTGGCTTTGCTCACGCTCCATTCAGCGTTGCCGTTGGGGCCACGATTATACGCTATCGCGGCGTTGTACCAATCAGGTTCATCGCCCCGTCTAATACGCACAACTATACCGCCTGCGGTTTTGATTGCTTTGATTTCGTTAGGAAATCTACAGTCTGTGATCACAACATCATCAGTGGTGTTGCGTAGTTTGTTCTCCAAACTAGCAATCCAAATATCATCGTGAAATCCACGGCGGCAAACTTCGGTGCCCCATTGTTGCAGTATCCAACGCGGGGTCAACTCGGGCATTCCTAAACGCTCTGCCCACCAAGCGTCCACTTGTTCGCGCCACTCTCGCGAGTGTTTTGTGCGTCCTTCTAGCATGGTTCTGTCCCAACCAAACACTTGCGCTACTGCATCTTTTAGTGTGTTAGCAAAGCTCTCTCTACGAAAATGATGCAAGTTTACAAGATAGTCTGCGGCAGTATCTTTGCCTGCTCCAATCAGTCCACAAATTCCAATGATCATTTGAGTTCCTTTACGTTGAGATATTTAAGAGTATTTTGTAACATGCCAATTTGTCTACGGCAGTCTTCCAGTGCATGATGACTGGTAGACGGGATGGGCTGTTCTGGCCAAAGGCTAAACACTGTGCGGCTGTCACGCACCATGTAGTATTTCCAAGGTAGGGGTTTGTGATAGCTCTTGTAGGCATGCTCCAAAATGTTCATGTCGTATGTGGGACCTTGACTCCAGATCAGCTTGGAGTGCCAGATCAGTCGGCCCAGTTCGTCTAGAGCTTGATCCAATGGAATACGACCTTGCTCGTTGAATGCTTCTTCTCGAGCATGAGTGGGTTGCGTTGCCCACCACTCAATTGTGCCATCGTCGATGTCACGGGTGGGCTGACTTTCTAGGTCAATGCGGGCATAGTAGTGCTTGTCGTAGTGGCCTGTGCCAAACGGGTCAAAGGTCTGTGCGGCAATGGTTAGGATACATGTATTTGGGCCAGTTGCTAGCCCTTCCAAGTCGATCATTAGGTGCATGCTGTATTATAACACAGAAGCACCTGCAGGTCAATTAGCCAATTACCCAAGTGAGTGGCTGACTTGCATCCACATACATTTTGAGTTCTTCAATTTTGGCATCCATGATGGCCTGACCTTCTGATTTCATTGCGGCGCCATTGAGTTGGCCACCGCCCTGTGGGCCAGCAATCTGACTGAATTTTTCACGGGCTTCACCAATGATCATTTTGCAGGCACCCACCATGTAATCTCGAATCCACTGACTGATTTGGTAGTCACTCAGCAGTTGAATTTCAGGTTTGGTTTGATACACCCAAAGCAGGACATTTTCTCCAGTGCCTTTGGGGTCACGAATCAACTGTAGTTTCTTGGTCACAGGGTTCCAGGTGTAGTTCATGTATGCACCAAACATGCGTCCAGCCAGTTCAACATACTGTGAATAGAAATCGTAGGTGGCAAGTCCGCCTGACACGTTGAAGTTCATGAGATACACGTTGATGCTCGCCTGTGCAAACGGATCAAAATTTGATGCAAACGGTCCAGTTGAGTCACCAAAGGTTCTGCGGAATATTTGACGCACACTATACACTTCTTGTGGCAAGGTATAGATGTTTACGTCGCGAATCAACTCCATGAAGATGTAGGCTTCCTCGTAGGCATTGTTGGCACGTTGGCGATAGGTGCCAATTGTGCGTTGATATGCCGCTTCGTAGTGTGCAGGGTCTAATTCAAGATCAATAATTTGATCACCCATGGTCAACTTGCAATACTCAATGAGATTTTGCTTTAACTGGGGTAATGTGTTTTGTTCAGCCATTGGGGAACTCCGTTCCCCCTTATTTACCAGGCTTTTAGCACAATCAAGTTCTCAGTGCCCCGGGCATTCCAGGGTGTTTCTGTTGTGGTTAGATCCTTGTAGATCTTACGTGCCGCTGGCTTGCCTGCGGCTTGAATGGCCTTGATAACATCTGCTGGCTTGCGCACAGTTTTTTGTAGCGTTTCCACAGTGCTGTACCCAATCACCGAGTTGTTCTTGATGGTAAATGCCTGTGTGTAGTTGTCTGCTACCACATGGATCAGCTTGCGTTTTTTGGTGTCGTACAACCAGGCTTCTGCTTTGTCTACTAGACTTGCGGCAGGCAAGCCTTTGAGTTTGAGTTCTGCAAACTCCAGCAGATGTTTGAACTTGGCCGCACGTTTTTCAGGTGGCACTGCCTTGACCTTGCGTGGTTTGCGTTCAACTTTCTTGATCTGAACATAAGCACCGCAGTCGTTGATCACTGCTTCGCAAAACTTTACACAGTTACGCAGTTGAATCTTGGTCAGGTAAGAGTATGACTCAACCAACAGCGGGTCCTTGCCTTCCACTGCTTCTTCAAATTCTGCCAGTTTGCGTTTCCAACAATTGGAGATTTCGCTGATCATTTGTGGTGCCACATTCATGCCACGCATCAATGTGATGGGTTTGTAGTCCGCTGACATTTTGGCACCAGCCAGCATGAATTCGTCAAACATGCCGTCAAGTTCGCCCAGGCATTCCGACACTTTTTCTCGCAGTCGGTCCTGAATGGTAATTCGTGGAGTGGTGTCTTCCACCACTGCTTCTTCTTTGGCCTGCTGTTTGATGTCCAGCAATTCGTTGAGCAGGTTGTCCAGTTTGATTTGTTCTTGCTCGCCCAACTGCAAACCCATTAAACTCATGCGGGCCAACCAGCCTGTGGTGAGTCGCATTTGACTGTCAGGCAAGGCCCGAAGCTTTTTGGCATCCTTGGCGCGATCATGCACATCCAAATAATTACAAGCAAACTCTTTGGCTTCTTTTTTGCTGTAGAAATAATTGTACCAATTGAATGCACGAGTTAGAGCTGTGAATCGACCTTCAGTGGGCTGAACTGTCCAAAGGGGTTCTTGCCCCACATACTTGGTGTCTGGGCTACGGGGATTCAAGGGTTTAAAACTCAGCGTTTTCATCAAGGCTCCTGGTTGTGATTTTGTAATTATAACACATGCTCAATTTATGGTCAACCAGTAACTAAATAGTACTACTATGCCACGTTTAAGTCTTTACCGCCCAAATCGAACCCGCGACTACCAGTTTTTGGATCGCACAATCTCCGAAATGTACACCGTGGGTGGCATGGACATCTACGTCCACAAATATGCTGGACCACAAACTGGTGGTGAGGATTCAGCTCTTTCGGGCAACGGCGATGCAACACAGCCCATTTATGATGCACTGAGTCCGCTGAATATTCAAGACTTGCTGTTGCTGGAAAACCGCGATAGAATTTATGATCAAGACGTTTACATCATGCGCGGTGTGTACACGCACCAGGATGTAGATTTTGATCTAACACAATTTGGATTGTTTTTGAACAACGATACCTTGTTTATCACATTCCACTACAATGACATGATTGACACGTTTGGTCGCAAACTCATGAACGGCGACGTGCTTGAAGTGCCAAACCTTAAAGATTACCACCCTTTAAATTCTGCTATCCCGCAGCCTTTGCCCAGATACTATGTGGTACAGGATGCAGACTATGCCACAGAAGGCATGAGTCAGACCTGGATGCCACACACCTGGCGTGTGAAAGCCACGCCCATGACCAACAACCAGGAGTTCAAGGACATACTCAAGAAGCCTGTGGTCAGCGAAAATATCTGGGACAACGGCAATTTCTATCCCACTGGCTGGGTCACCAACTATGGTGATGTGTATTATCAAGCCAAACAAAACGTGCCTGCTGGCACAGACATCAACAACACCACCTACTGGCAAATTTACACCCCGCCCACACAAAGTGATGTGTTTACGGCTCGTACCAAAGACAACCAAATCAACGATGCCATACTCACCCAAGCTGACGTTGAAGTACCGCTTTCTGGCTATGACACCACTCAATACTACGTGTCACCAACTCTGGATGATGGCAATCCTGCTAACCCAACTTCACTGACCACAGGTGATGGCAACACAGTGGACGGCACACAGGGTGGCATGGCAGTTACACCAAGCGGTCCTGGTTATACCAAAGGTTACCTGACTGGAGATTCTGTGCCCAACGGCGATCCAGTTGTTACTGGTGTTGCGTTCCCGTTGAATCCAGTAGATGGAGATTATTGTTTGAGACTAGATTACTTCCCAAATAGACTGTTTAGATACAATTCCACTGTGAAGCGTTGGGCCAAAATTGAAGATGGTGTACGCACTGATCTCAACAACGGAGCCAACAACAATACTTTACGCTCCAGCTTTGTGAACAATACATATACAACACGTACCACGGACCTGGGCAATATTCCAAGTCGTCAAAGTCTCAGTGAGGCTCTCAAACCAAGAGCCGACAACGGAGATCAAGGCGGCAACTTGCCGTCAAAAGCATATCCTGATACGCAACCTGGACAAAAGTCGAGCTAACAATGCAACAATTTTTTTATGATGAACAGCTACGCCGATTCTTGCTACAATTCACTAGAATTGTCAGCAACTTTCAAATTGAATACGGCAACGAAACCGACGGTGTTAACCAAGCTGCACTGATCCGTGTGCCTGTTCGCTATGGTGATGCCAGTCGCAATGCACAAGTGATCATGCAAGAGAACAGCCGTAACTCAATGCCAGCGTCGCCATTGATGACTTTTTATATTTCAAGCCTGGACTATGACCGTCCACGCATGCAAGAGCCTTATTTTGTGAGCAAAGTAAATGTTCGTCAGCGCACATACGACACTGCCACCGACTCATTTGAACCCACACAAGGCAATGCCTTTACCATTGAACGACTAATGCCTGTGCCATACAAAATGGGCATTACCTTGGATATCTGGACGTCAAACACCAATCAAAAAATGCAGTTGCTGGAACAGATGTTGACCTTGTTCAACCCCAGTTTGGAAGTACAAAGCACCGACAACTTTATTGACTGGACCAGTTTGACAGTGGTTGAACTTGAGTCAGTTACCTGGACTTCTCGCACCATTCCCATTGGTACTGACAATCCTATTGACATGGCCACAATCAAATTCAGCATACCAATTTGGCTCAGCTCACCAATCAAGGTCAAGAAGCTGGGTGTGGTGGAACGTGTGATTGCTTCAATGTATGATTCCGATGGTGATCTAAACAATGCTGTGGTCAGCAGTGATTTGTTACTGGGTACTAGACAAACAATTACTCCGTACAACTGGGCGGTGGTCTTGATTGGCAACAAAATTCAATGTTTACAACAACGTAGTCTTGCTCAAGAACCCGACAATGACACATTGACTCCTACAGAAATAGTGCCTGACAGTAACTTGCTGTGGCCCACAGTGATTGGTACCTATGGAGTTCTTAGACCAGGTATCAGTCAAATTAGATTGACTCAGGCTGATGAGTCTGAAGTCATTGGTACTATTGCGTTAGACCCTAACGACGATCGTTTTGTGTTGTTTGATGTGGATGCAGATACCGCTCCACAAAACACACTTGAACCAATTGATGCGGTGATCAATCCACTGGCCAGTGGCCCACAAGATGGATTAGATTCAGCCATGGAAGGACAGCGTTACTTGTTGACCGAAGCCACTGGTTCTCAAACCAACTACGGGTCAGCTTCTGCTTGGGTGGGTGCCAATGGTAGACCATTGATAGCCAGTGCCAACGACATTATTGAATACGCCAACAACTACTGGCGAGTGGTATTCAGGGCCGCTGATCAAGCTGGTGGCCAGTATGTGACAAACATCACAACTGGTATACAATACGAATGGAACGGTGACGCATGGGTCAAAAGCTATCAAGGGGTGTATCCAGGGGGAACATGGAGTCTGGTGCTTTAAAAGCTGTGGGTGTCTGGTTCCGGAGCATGGACACCGGCAGATACCTATATCTGTTACGCAATGACACCAAACACCCTGGTGCATGGGGACTGCCCGGTGGCAAAATTGAAACTGGCGAAACCTTGCTGGGCGGCATGGAACGCGAGTGCATTGAAGAGCTGGGTTTCTTCCCCACCTACTTGCGACTGATTCCACTGGAAAAATTTACATCAGCAGACTGTGCATTTGAGTATCACACATGGGTGTGTGTGGTTGCCACTGAATTCACTCCCAGACTCAACTACGAACATCTAGGTTATGCCTGGATAGACAAAGGTGCATGGCCTCGGCCCATGCATCCTGGTTTGTGGAACACAGTTAATCTTGAAGCTGTACAAAGCAAAATCCTGCTGGTTGAGCAGGATCTTGCAAGTCGTTAAGCCTGACTTTCTTGGAACTGTAGCTGAAT